ACGCGCATTAAGTCATCCGGTGACGTTGCTACCACAACACCACGGCCGGTGATAGCGGTTTCGGTCACCTGGCCGCGGCCCTTCTGGTCAACAACTTGAACCCGGCGGATGACGGTCATATTGTCCCAAAAACTGGGATCAAATGCGTCATTTACGTCCAGTGTCGGCATTAGAAAAACACCTTCTCAATCATCACCGCCGCGACGCCTACACCGATAAAAACAAACACCCACCAGGGTCTCATCTCCGACCTCGATAGCGGACAACGTAAGTAATCGAATTCAGCATCTGGGCGGTGTCGACTAAGGGCGTTGTATCCGCCGAAACGCGTGCCTGGCGCGAAGGTGTACGGGCGCGGCGGGCATCAACCGTCCGTTGCGAAAGCGGCGGTGGTATACCGGCGGTGATCCTGTTTTTGACCGCCGAGACGGCTTTCATACCCGCCGCATTCAACGCGCGGTCCATTATCGCATCCTTACCCTCAAGCGCCGCCTTACCGGCTTGCCTAAGGTAAGGTATCCATTCGCCCGACGACTCGCGTACACCGGGTCGAAGAAACGGGCGCGCCGGGATGTTCGCGGCGGGCGCGCCCGTCTCGTGTATGTAACCTAGAGTGGCGTTATTCATATCGCCGCGCATACCGCCAGTCCGTCGGTTACTGCCTGTAGAAAACGGGTTTTTTACTTCGTCATCGCTGGGGATACCGACCATCACTGTAGTGTTGGCCAGTTTCTTTATTGCCCCTTCCACTTGCGCGGTGTGGTCCTCAAGTATTTCGACATGGGGACCGACGCGGCGGCGACCGGTAGGTCCGCTTTGCGCCATCTTAGTGGAACCGGCCCGCGTTAGGCTTCAGTTCCGGCGATGTATTGCGGACAACCGGCATAGCGGCGGAAGCGACCAGTATCCTAGGAACCGCCGGTGTCGATAGAACATGCTTGAGTTGCTTGACGACATCCGCGTGTATGTCGTGAAGTATCTTGTTCTGGTCAACCGGTGGCGATGCCGCCGAAGCGACCGGCCTTTTGTCGGCGGGTTTAGCATCGGCTTTCGGGGCCGACTTCTTCGCCTCTTCGGCGTAGTAATCCGCCATATTCTGGTGATACTGAAGATTACGCTCCAGTTTTGTCCGAGTGTTTGAGTTCACTTTCACCTCCATCTTCGACCATTTTGTCGATAGCTTCGCCGAGTTCGCGCAAAGCATTCCGTTCGTCTATCTGGCCGGAACCGGCAAACCAGTACGCTTTGAATGCCTGGATTACACCTAACACCAGTTCGGTTCGGTATCTCATAATTGTATCGGCGCGCTACCGGCGAGGCGCAAATAATAGAGGAACTGGTTGCCCCAAGGGGTTTGTCCCCACCAACCGGCGTCGCGTTCCATCCCGATCTGGTTGTCGTAACTTAAACTGACACCATTGACCGACTTGCTTGCGGGCACCCCGGAACCGACTAGCGGCGCGCCGCCGCCGACACCGCTACCGGGTGGGCCGGCGCGCGAAACCATCATATCCTCAACCGCTAGGTTATGCGCCACAAATAACTCTATTCCTAACCCAAAGAACTGGCCCCAACGGTACTTGTTGATAGCGGGCGTTGAGTTAGGTGGCGCAACCGCGATATTGATCCAGTACTGAACCTCGTCATCGGGGAAGCGGGTGGCATCGGCAAAGGCGGGGTAGTCGCTTCGGAATTTCTCGACGGTCAAGAACTCATCCGCCGGTGAAGTGCCGTAAGTGCCTTTGACATTACCGGATAATGCCAGTACACGACCATCGTTTATAGTGACGGTTACCGATAAGGTGTAGATTAACTGATCATAAAACCCGCCGCATAAAGCGGTAGTTTTCAGTATCTGTTGCGACGGCGGAACCGGCGCTAACGGTTGTTCGGAGATAATCCGGTTCTGCGGAAGATCATCATTTATTGCTAGCGGCGCATCCGGCGCGACAATACAAGTCCAAACCGCGGTTTGGATGCTACCGGAAGACCCTATCTTCCGGGTGAAATCAAATGTAAAGAAGTCGGTTTCATCCGGTCGTATCGCCGGGAACGGACCTCCGGTCGAGACACGCGGCATTTTTCACCTTATTAGGTGCAGTCGGGGAAATAAAAGCGGCCCCGGCAACTAGCCGGTTACGGTAACGGGCATTCCCGTCGGTGTCAAATCCAACGCTTTCGACACGACCGCGCATGTCGTTGGATACCGGGCGCTATCGCTTGCGCGACCAGAACGCGCGGTTGCGCGCGTTCATTGCCCGCAAAGAGTCGCCGGTAGTAGTCGATGCAACCGAACTACTCGGTTGGGAACTGATATTAGGTGACGGGTTTGGCGACGGAATACCCATCCCTAAATTGTTCATAGGCGCGCCGGCTGTACTGGAAGTGCTAGTGAAGGTGGAACTCTGGTCCTTCGCCTTTTTAGCATCTCCCGCTTTCCCTTGGCGTTCCGGGGCGGCGGCCTCCTTTAACGGCCCGCGCGGGGTCGTTTCCGGTTCCGAAACTTCACCAAGAAGGTCTTTGTGACGTTCCGGGGCGGGATAGTCCTTGCCGGTAAGGAACTGGTCGATATCGTTTGAACGGTGCGCCACGCGGGTTGTTCCTAGACCGGGAATGGTGCGGGAGTGGGTGATCGTTTGCGACTGCGCATCGACACCGGTGATCTTTCCCGCATTCTTACTCGCGTAAAAGACTTGCTCGCCCTTTTCTTTGCCGTAATGTTCCTCCATATTGCTTTTGATTTTTTCACCCTTTTCCGTCAGAGGCACAGTATCACCTCCTTTCTAGTTAGAAATGCGAAGCCCTCGGGCACCGGGGCTTCGCTTCACCCCGGTACTTTACGAACGGCTACGCGAACCGGAACCGCCGGAAGGGGCGGTATGCTCGGTATCGGGCGTAACGCGCGGGCCGACCGGCGGTACGCCATCCTGGCCGGTGGCATCCTTGCGGATAAAGCCCGCCGCCGCATACACCGCCGGGGGCGAGGTCAAGGCAATGCCATGCGCGGTCGCGGGGTCGGGATGGGGTTCTTGAAACGCCACCCCTTTGTCCATCGCCGCTTGCTTCCTCTGAGACCATTCCTCGCTCGCCTTCATTTTGGCTTCGAGGTTGGCCTTTTCTTGTTCCTGAAGCCCGGCCAACACCTTACCGGCGGATTCTTCCTGCGCCTTCGCCGCCGCCTGGGCGGTTTTCGCTTGCTTCACCCCTTCGGCGCTTGACTCGACCAACCGCGCCATAAAAGGTGTCTTTGCAATGTCATCCGGAACCTCATTCACTCCCGGTTCCAAGACAACAACGCCACCATCCGGCATTCCGGGGCTTGCCGCCAGATGAACGTTCAGCCTTTGGTCAACATAAACTTCGGCCACTTCCTTATCCTCCTCTGAACGACGACTTCCGGTTCATTGAACCGGCTTAACGAGAATTGCTAGATCCCGTCAAGATAGGAGAAAGTCGACGGATAGATGAACTCGATGTTCCCAAGGCGGCAATAGTAGGTGGTGACATGATAGATGCCTTGGTACTGGATCGGCGTTTTCTGCAGCGGCGTCATCGGGTAACGAACCCGAAGCGGATCCTTACTATACGCCACCGCGCGGTCAACCGTTCCCAACACCTGCGGCGTACCGCCGACACCCATGCCGATAGACCATTTGCACGGGTAGATCTCGAGGCGACCGCCGCGTTGCGCGGCCAGGTTGTTTTCCTCGAGAAACTTCAGGATCGAGATATTGCCGGCGGTGCTGACGACTTGCGCCACCAGAATACCGTACTGAGCAGGCGGAACCAACAACCGGTCGGGAATAACCGAGTAACCGGAAGCGGCCCAGGTATTGTTCAGTAGGGTGTTGACATCCGCAAGAATTTCCGCCGGGGTCTTCGCCGACCAGTGGGTTGACGAACTGGCACCAGCAACCGCGGTGTTGGCGGTAACGCCGGTGTTGTTATACAACCCGAACATATTCATTGTGGCGTCACCTACGTACACCACCTGGTCTATGTCCATCTGGTGTTTGAGGTTCAAGCCCTCAAACTTCTGCTGGTCAATAGGCCGCCCGACCTTGATCGCGCTTTCGAGTTCGGGAATGGAATATTTCAGTTCCATTTCCCAAAGGTTCAACGGTTGGGCCGTCTTCGCGAGATCAACCGCAATACCGGCGATAGCGGTCGACACCTTACCGCCCCAGTTAATACCGGTAGGCACGATGCCACCGGGGGCGGCAAACGAACTGTTGGTGAACGAGGCTGACTCGTCCGCGATGGTGACATCCTCGCGAAGGTCAACATCGCGCGACCAAGACACCGCCGCAAGCGGCATATGAAGCGTCGGGTCAAGCCGTTCGAGTTCGTTGATAAAAAACGCGCCCGCCGAGTCAACGGTTCGTGTACTGCCGTCGCCGGAATCGGTGTAGCTATAAGCGCGGTCAAGCGTCGGCCATCCGCCGTTCACCGCCCGCGTCATTTCATGTGCATACACTGTCAGTCCTCCTTATTAGCTAGTGAACGGGCCGCGTTACAGATCAAACGCGATTTCAACGTTGCCGTTGGCATCCGCCGGGCCGGTGAAGAAACAGCGCGGGATCGCCCATCCGGTCGCGCCCGCCGCCGCTTCGATACCGGCCTGGACATGGCCGGAACCGGTTGCGCCGTACCAGACATAGACCGTTCCGCCCTTGGCGGCGGCGGTTGCGCCGTTCAACTTCATGGTGACATAACCGCGCACCAAGGTGTCGATGACGCCCTTCGGCGCGGGGGTGCCTGGGCCGAACGGCACAACGCCGGCAACGGTGTTGTCGCTTGTCGGGAACGGGCGAACCGAGATCACAATCGGTGTTGCCACCGCGGCGGTGTCGGTAACCGCGATAGGCCGCGCCCCGTTGGCATCAACGGTGCCGACCTGGCCGAAAGCGGTAAACGGCGTAGTGGCGTTCTGGTTTTCCGGTTTGATTGTCGTGCCCAGTACATTGAACCGACTCACTTCACCGGGAATGCCCGCCGGCATCCGAAAGGTGAAAACACTGTCAGGCATTTGTCAATGCTCCTCTGTAAGTGAAAAAAGTACGGTTACCGGCTTGAACCGTTGGTCGCTTGCTTCGACCAGAAGTCTTTCGCCTCCCGGTTCATTTCGGCGATTGTCGGCGGGCCGCGACGAACGCCGTTGTTGCCGTTGCCGCCGCTATCGCGGGTGACCGAACTGCGAACGGTTCCCCGGTTGTTCAACAACCGCATGTGCGAACTGGCGGCATTGAACGCCATCTTCACCGATGCGCAAGAAAGGTTGGCGGTGTCGATAGTGCCGATCGCCTCCTTGAGGATCGGGCCACTTTCGACGTCCGAGATTGCGTGGTCAAGTACCCGGCGGCGGAAAGCGCAGAGACGCTTGCCGGTACTCTCCAGTGAAAGTCTCGCGTCGAAGGTGGGAACCCGAACGCCCGGTTGGAGGATTTCCGCCGCCGCCATGGTGTCGGTCCAAATGTCCTCGGCATCCGCCGAATCGGTCGTGCGAATATAGTTGTCGCGGAACCGGCGGCGGTCGCCCGAACTCGCGGTGGGCATCCGCTTGTCGAGGTCTTCGATACCGGGCAAATCGGTTTCATCGATAATATCGGGGCGGCGTTCCGGCACCGGGATATCCTCCTCGTCGCGAGTGATAGCATCGCCGCGCCGCATGCGGAAGCGGCGGCGATCCTTGGTCTCCGGGTCTTCCAGTTCGACGTCTTCACCCTCATCCGGGCTTCCGCCGCCACCGTTACCGCCGCCTTCGAGTTGTTCGACGCGTTGAAGCAGTTCCGCTACGGCGGCGGCCAGTTGCTGGATGTCGGGTTGGCCACCGCCACCGACATCAATCGGCGGGTCGTCATCTTTGCCGCCACCCATGCCACCGGCCATACCGGGGTCGCCGCCTTCACCACCTTTGCCACCCATATGCAAATGGATATGGGTGTCGTTCTCGCCGCCGTTCATACCACCTCCTTCCCCCGTCGCCGGGTCAATATAATCTTTTGTCAGTTCCTTCGCTTCCTCTTCGGTTTCCGCATCGCGGACCCGCCGAACCATCCGGTCTAACCAATTCGCCATTTCGTCACTCCTTAGAGATGCAGGTGAATATGTCTCCTGCCGGTTTTGCCGGATCGTCGGCGTTGGTATAACTCTCCGGCTTCGTTGACATAAGACCAGTCTTTATTTGCGATCTTTCGGGAACGGACGGCGGCGCGGAACCGGTTACACCAATCTCCTGGTCTAATAGGGTCTTGTACCGTATCGCACGAATTACTTTCGTAGTGTTGACATATTCCACAATGGTCCGGCCCCGAAGCCGGGTGTTCGTATGCGACGTCGCTATGCGAAAGCTTCGCAAAGTCGTCATCGTCATCGCCTTCATCGTTCACCGAGAAATAGGCTTTGTCGCCTATCCGGCAAACCGGGCCGCAACGGCCATCCTTGACCAGAGCTAGGTGGTTACAGATAATATTCCGTTGGCGTCCTCGCGCGTCGCCGGTTTCCTCGTAGTCGGCTTTATACCCTACGGAAACCTCGCGTAATAATCTGTTACGAATTGCCTCAATCGCCTTCTTATTGGTAATAAACAGGTCGCCGAATAGCAAATGGTCAAATACGCCGGTGCCCCGGCGCGGGTTTATGACATGCCCGACCGACAGTTCGTGGTAGTTACCGGGGTCAACATCCTCTTCAGGGTGGTCGATAGTGATGGCTTTACCGTTTAAGGAAGCCATCGTGGCGGGGCGAAACACTTCCTCCGGCTCGCGGTCGATAATAATCTTACCTTGCGCATCGCCCTTTATCGGGATTTCTTTTTCCGAATATAGTTGCTTACCGGTACGCGCCAGCGGAACGCCGCGAACAATCAGAAACCCATCCGGGGTCATAGCTTGTTGCGGGCCGAGTTTCTCGGTGGTGTAGAAATCCATCAGTTACACCGATGCTTGCCGGTTTGTCCACAAGAACAGGCGTCGGTGGTCCTGCCAAAGTGGCGATCCATCCCTTCCTCGAGACTTGCGAGATACCCGTTCAGCCATCGGTCTAGTTCCTCCCGAACTTCCTTCGGCGGGGTTATACCGGAAACTTCCCACGTATCCGCTTCGGGCGAGTTCGGAGTTGTAGCCGATTCGGTGGTGAAATCCTTCGACGACATGGACATCAGCAAGTTGCTTATCCGGGTCAAGGATAATGGTGAGTGTTTTGGGTTGGACATCGCGGCCTAACCGTTTTGAATAGGCTTCGACTTGGGCATGCTTGCGATCCATGATTTTTTGGGCTTTTCCGGCGTTATACTTAGCTTTGTCCTCCGGTGACAGAGTTTTTAACCACTCGGTTTCGGCTTTACCGGGTTGACCTATCGTTGCCCGCCATTGTTGCGATGACCTAGGGTTAGACACTTGCCCGGTCTTCACTTCGTACAGGTGGTGATCGCCGATCAAGTCAACCGGGAAGTTCGCCCTATCCTCGTTAAGGTGTTTCGCGTCGGCCAACCCTAAATGTTGCATGATATAGGCGAGGGCTATCCGTTCGCCTAAGTCGCCGGCTTCCTGTTTTGACAAGCGGGTGGCGTTTGTTTTTTCCTTACCCGACCAGGCGCGTTCCTCAACGGGCCGAAGTTGAACCGGCGCTTCCGCCGGCTTTGCGTAACCTTCGTAACCGGTAGTCTCTTGTGTCGGTGGGGGTGGTGTTGTGGAACTGGGTGGGCGGAACTCTTGTCTCGACTTAACTCTTATCGGGTCATCCTTAGCGGCGTACAAATCGTTTACCGCTTTATAAAGGTTACGCCACTCCGGCGCGGTAGTGCCGACACTGCCGCTTGTGGTTTCAAGAAACGCCATTTCCGCCAGTGTCTCGTGAACCGCCTGCTCCACCTGGGCCTTGCCGTCGTTAACCGCTTTCCACCAGTCGCGACTGTAGTCGGTTACACCATCGCTTTCCTTCAGTTTATCCCACATGCCACCCCGATGGTACAGCGGTTCGATAACCGAGTAAACCGGGTAATCGTTTGCATACTCCGGACGTAGTTCACCATCTGGCTTCATTATCCACTTACTGCCACCTCGGTCGTCTCGGTGTTGCTTTTGTCGTTCCAGGTGGTACTCGTTCAACGCATCCTGGAACTTCTGGTGCATAACTTCATGCGAGACAAGACCTTTTACCGACTTCGGGCCGGTGTACTGATGATAGATAATGATCTTACCTTGGTTCGGGCCGGGGTGAATAAACGCCGCGCCGGCATAGTTCATGCGCACGCCGTTTAGTTCAAAGGTCTTATTCTCTTCGGAAAACATCACCTTATCCGGGTCAAAGCCTAATGACTTCGCATGCGCGCGGGCATCGGCTTCGACCGGTATGCGGGCCTGGCGTACTTTCTCCTCGTGCTTTGACTTCAGTTCCGGTAATTCATAAATGGTGCGCTTTAATGCGGTCCAACCTTTACCTTCCGCCACCAATTCATTAGAGGAACCGGAATAATAACGCCACTCGACTTCCTCCGGGTCGTCGGAGTCGCCGCTATAGACAACAATATCATCGCCCTCTTTATTCTTAAAGTGCGCCGCATGTTGGGACTCCGAAGTCATTCGATAACCGGAACCGAAATCCTTTAGTTCGTCAAAGTGTTTAGAAATAGGTGACATATATTTGCCACCCTGTCTCAGAGTGACTAAAAGATCATCCAGTTTACCCATTCCGTTGCCGTTGTAGCGAATACCGGTTCCCTTGTCGCGCATCTCCCAGTATGGTAAACCTTCACCACCTAAAGAATAGACAACGGTACTTCCAGCCGGGTCAATAAATACTGCCCGCCCGCTTTCGATGTGACTGTATTCATATTTGCGGGCGCGAAAGAACTGATACAGGTGAGGTGGTACTTCTTTCGACTCGGCTACTTGTGGTTTCGGGGCCGGTTCGCCTTCACCGGATGCCGCGCCACCTTCACCCTCGCCACCTTTACTAGTGAACTGGCCGCCTTTGTTGCGCGGGTGCTTATCTTCCTCCCAGTTTGGGTCGGCATCGTAGAGTGACCGTCGGGAACGGTTGCGTTCCCCCTGTATCCGGTAAAGGTCTTGTATGATATTCTGTTGTGTAGCGGTTTCGGCAAGAAACAATAAGTCCGGGTCAAGCGGAACCGGAATCCCGGCTACATCTTTTACTCTAAATATCTTGTCTCGGTAGTGAAGAAACAAGCCCATTACTTAACCTTCGGTTACGGTGGCGAACGCGGTCACACTCCGCGCAATCACCTTTTGTTCGACGACCGACGATATCTTTATCATGACCATGGGGACAAATGATAGTCGGTATCCGGCCTAATTCACCATTAAAATGTAGACCCATTTTTCTTGCTTTGTGTTTTAAAGCACAACGAGTGCGGCTATAACCACTGGCCCAAAATAACGAAACCGCGCGGGTGTAAGATAAACCTTCGCAACAGGCGCGGAGTAATAGCAACCGTTCGGCGGGCTTCCATAAACGGCCAGGAATGCGCGAAACCTTTCCGGGTAGGGGAATACGGGAAAAGCGGAACCGGTAGCTAGACGGCTTCCTGAACGCCCCCGTCGGCGGGTTTGTTTTCGGCTTTATCCGGGTTTACGAGAAAAGCGACTTCACCGTCATCGAATATTACCTTCACAAAGGTGAAATCCTCTTTGGTCGCGGGTGTCAGTTCCTCGGTTAAGTACGCGAGGGTGCAGGGGCGTCCATCGACTACCTGGTGAAATTCAAGCATTGGGATAAAACCCTTTCAAGTCGGCATGCTGAAGGTGTTTGTCCCAGAATGCGTTTACCGCATGATATAAATTCTTCCAGGCCGGGGTTGCGACAACCGGCGCGCCGGCTATCCAGTGTAGTTTTGAAATCTCGGCTAAGGTCTCGTGCATCGCGATATCGTAATTACCTTCACCCTTCTTCAAAGCATCCCAGTACAACCGGCTATAGTCGGTTACGCCATCGCCTTCGCGCAACTCTTTTGTTTTTGATAGAAAAGGGTGAAGATAAGCGGCGGTCGGGTAATCGTCTACATATTTCGCGCCTACGCCACCCGTTGCGCTAAAAACACCTTTGCGAGAGTCTTTTTGCATCGCTTCCCGGTCAAGTTCATACAACTGACGCACCAGTTCAAACTTCTGGTGCATAATCTCATGCGCTAAAACGTCGGTAGTATGCGGCCCGACATATCTTTCCCACAAGGTGATCTTACCGGTCCTCAAATCGGCGGTGCCGGCGCTATCCATAAGCTTACCGTTAACCGTCATCTTGCGGTTGCCTTTTTCGACCTTAATTCTATGCGGATCAAAACGCAACACTTTGGAGGTATCGTTTATCATTAACTGAGTACGTAACCTCAATTGTTCTTTTGTTCCGGCCCAGAATAATTGTTTCGAGTATTTACCGCGAACCTTGGCGCGTTCGCTTTTTTCTTTTTCTTCCGCTTCCACTTCTTTTGCGGGCGGGGGTGTCGGCGCTTTTTCCTTTTTAGGTGGTGGTGGCGAATGAACGGTGTGTTCCGCAATAGGCGGTCGGGTATGCCGGGAAGGACCGCCACCTTGACCACCCTTCACAAACTGGCCGGCTTTACCGGTTCCCGCCGGGGCGCGAGGATGGTCGCTTTCAACCCACGCATCCTTAGAGTGTATATGAAGGTGTATCACTTTATCTTCCAGACATGCGGCACAACATGAAATTCGCCACCACGTTGTTCGACACTATATTGCCGTCCGCGTTGTCGCGAAATACCGCGCGCCTGGCGTTCCGCCTCCTTTTTCGAGGCATGCGGGCCGGAATGGTATTTTCGTGACAGTGCCGCTTTTTTGGCACCTTCACTTGTACCACTATCCCTAGAGTGTATGTGAAGGTGTATCAAATGACACCCCAAAGAAGGCCGAACCACATGAGGGATACCGAAGCGTAATCCGAATTTAAGGTAAGCGAAGTATCGCCATCCATAGTCAAATCATCGGTGGCATTCAGAACAATATTGTTGGTTGCCGCATGCCCCGCGACATCCTTAAACATTAATTTCTGTCCGGTGTATATCCCCGCGCCTAACGCTAAGTCTACCGGGCCGGAAGCGGAGTCGATCAAGAATACACCATCGCCCGGCGGCACTTGTATGTCGCCGGAACTTGATATATCGGTCGACACCATCGCTTGGGTAACATCGGCCATCATTACCGGTGTCGGCGTAATGTGCATAGCGGTAGAGGAGGCCCACATTTCGCCTTTAACCGCCCCGGTATTATCTACCCAGCGGATACCCTGGCCTATCGCGAGTTCCAGAAAGGTTCCGTTACCGCCGCTTCCGACCGTAGTGTCTAAAGCGTTCTGGTCAACAACAATACACTTGTTAAACCGATGAGTGTTCGGGACAAACCCTAATGCTAGCGAGGCATTATTACCGAAGGTGACGGGGTCGGAACCGCCGCAAGCGATCCACAACGCCCCGGTGATAGTCCCGCCCGCCGCAATATCGTAAGGGGTCGATACCGCTACCGCCCCGGCATTGCAAATGTCGATTTCCAGTCCCAGTCCACCAGCTATGGTGCCGGCATAACGCCGCCCTTCCAGATAACCGACCGACCCGGAGGTGTTGTTAGTTACATCGTCATAAAGACCAACCGCGGTGAAGGCGATGGCCGTCGCTTGTCCGCCTACCGATAAAGGCGCTACCGCCCGCGACCACGCGCCCGCATGGACGACCCGATGGCCGGCTAAAGTGGCCCCGGCATCGGCATTGTAGAGGCTAGCCTTGCTGGCGAAATGCGCGCCGACGAGACCGTAAGGGCTATGCGAGACTAAAGTCGCATTAAGCGGGAACGACATCGCCTGGGTTCCCGGCAAAGAACTGATGTAATCGGTACTGCCATCGCTTCCGGTAGTGACAAGGTTACCGGTGATACCGAAAGCATCGGAACCGACAAATAAACGGTCGGCCACCCGATGCGCCATTGCGCCCCAGTTACACCACATTGAACCGATGTGACCAGGCGCATTCGGGCCGTTCGGGCCGGTTCCCCCGGTAGTTGTCGGCGTCGGAACCGACAACTGCTTGTCGAACAATACATTACCGGTGAACTCTGCATCCCCGGTGTCAAAATGAAAACCGAGCGAGATTATACCGCTACTGTTCCAAAGCCCCGCCGTTCCGGTATCGGCGTACCATTGCCACTCGTTAGCGGGTGTCGTCCGGTCGGTCCAACCGATATTCTGGCGGGCGCTAATTTCGTTTGCGGTCAGAATAGTGGGAATGTCAATATTGCCGGTAGCATAGTCGACGCCTAAAGAGACCCGACCGTTGGCCCAAAGGAACGCTTCCGAGTTATCGGAATACCACTCCCAGACTTGCGTTGGTGTAGTGCGGTCAAGAAAAGCGAAACCGTCATGGGTGGCAACCTGGCCGAAAGTATTTAAGGCGTTATTGATTACCAGATTACCGTTGATCGTACCGCCGTTTAGCGGTAAGTACGGGGTCGCGACATCAATAGTGTACGGCGAAGTGGTGGCGTTCAGGTTAAGGCCGGGGCCGACCGTCCAGGGAAGGCCGACCATCGCCACCTGAAGCGCGGAGATTTCATCATGCGCTATCTGAAAGTTATCGCGAACCGACTTGGTTGTCGGGTTGCCTTGAACCGGTTTTGTGAAATCAATTTGAGAAGTCACACCCTGAACCTCCCCTTTTGGTGAACCTTTACCCGGCGGGGAGCGGTTCCGGAGGTCCTACCGGTGCGATTGTGCCGGCCACCGCTTCACCCGCCACCACAGAGACATCCAACAAAGTGACCAAGGTGGTGACACCTTCGCCTAAATCGGCATCGGCGGTAGCGGACACCTGGGCGTTACCAAGTGCTCCGACCGGGGTGATAGTACATTCGGAACTGTTAACGCTATCCGGCGTTACCGTCACAATACCCTCGGGCGCAACCGCCCAGGTAACGGGACCATCGACGGCGGCGGGGTTGCCCCGGCTATCGACATAGGAGACTTGAACGTTGACGAAATGATCGGCGGGAAGGTTGTAAGACATTTCAAACCCTTTCGCTATGGTGACAAACCCGTTGTAAGTGGTCTTGATAACGCAAGTTCCTCGCGGGGCGGTTTCCGTTGTCAGTACTAATTTGACCGAACCGCCTAAAGTCAAAAAGATTTCATTCACGTGATAATCTCTTTTTGTGACGAATTGGTTTGGTAAGGGCTTCCTGTAATTCCCAACCCTTTTCAATTCGCCATCTAAGTAAATTACTGGGAATGTTATACTGTCGAGAAAGATCGGCTATGGGGATACCTTTCACTTTATAAGTATTTCTTTGATTGGACATCTGAACTTTTGGAAGTGACCACCTACAATTATCTTTGTTGTAACTCTTGTCATTATCAATTCGATCTAACGAATGTTGTTGTGACGGACGTGGACCCATATCATTAAAGAATTCCTGAAAGCTATGATACCAACGTTTTGACACCAATATACCACGGCCACCATAGTCTTTAAAACGTGGATTTTCTTCGTTATAACACCTAGCTTTCATTGCCTGCCAAGCCCGGTATTCCGGTGTTCCTTCCCCTATAGTCGCGCCGTGCTTCGTATTAGCTTCAATTGATCTTTCTCGATTAAAACAACCACAACTGACGCTTATTCCCCGTCTTAGTGAACCTTCTAATACCTCGCGTTCGGTTCCGCAACTACACTCACAAAGCCACTGACGAAACCTTTTTCGATTTTTGCCTATCTCCTTAACTGGCGCTTTACCTATCACAAGCCAACGACCAAAAGTATCACCTATTTTAACTGTCATTTGCTTAACCTCCAAGAAAGGTTAAGCGTACAATAATTGTCGGTGTTATTCAATAATTGCCGGCAAAATAGGTTCAGCATAGCAACTAGGTCGGCAGTTGGGAAAATTCCCCGGATGATGCCGAGTACCATTCTCCTCGGCCACCGGGGGATCGTCCCAACTGCACACTTGCCCTTCTAATTTCTTGTGAGCCTTACGAACGTCAACATCTCTAACTGTACGCCAGATATAGTGGGTTGAACCGACAAAGTTCGCGCGGGCCTGGGTAACGGCGGCGCTAGTCTTAGCGGTTTCGGTACGGGCAATCAAGGTGGCGCGAGAAAGGGTGACATTACCGGAATTCATTATCATATTCACCATTTCGTCATAACGACGCCCGCCCGTCCAGTATTCTCGGCTTATTTGTTGGACCCTTTCGGCGGCTTCGGTAGGAATACTGGTAATTAATTCGACTTGTTCATCCAGTATTCGTTTCACCTCCTCGCCGATAGGTGTCGCCCGTAATATTTCCCGCTTCAGTTCACGGCCGATCATGCGGGCATGCCGGAACCAGGCGGTCTCGTCTCGGCGCGACACTTCGGCTATCATCAATGCGCCGGCTTGCCGCGCCCAGGGTCGAAGAATATAGGCGTATTGCTGTAAGTAACGTTGAATTTCGGTTGTGGCGTTCGGGTCGCCCGGCGGGAAGGCGGCGATTATGTCACCCACATGTCTGGCAATTCGCCGTAACTTCACCGCATAGGCGTAATAGGCATTCCTGACCCTCGAGAAGTGCTCGGCTTCCCGTTCCCGTTGTCGTCGAGATTGCCAGACATCGGTGGTAGTGAACGATTCGGCAATCGTTTTGGCGAATGCCGCCGGTTGCATCTTACTGAGAAGTGGCTTTCGGCAAACCGCCGGAATTGGTAGTGCTACGGCGGTGATGGTGAACCGCCCTTACCGGGGTGACATGATAGCGGCGGTGATAACGATGGTGAATACGGTGACGATAGTGACGCGGGGTTGGTCCGATTTCGACATAGGTGCTAGGCGGGGGAACCGACACGACCGGAGGCGGTGGCGGAGGTGGCGGCGCATACGCCACAGGAACCGGTGCGGGCGTCGGCGCTTGGGTGGCGTAAGTCGGCGCGCACGCCGCGAGTCCAAGCGCGCCTAGTACAACAAAGGTCATCTTCACTGGTTTGTCCTCCTTCACTTCTTGCGGTCATAACCTCGAAACTCGGCGGGCTTGTAGGTTGACTTTCGCGGACCGGGTTCGTTCACCCCGGCTTTGATATCCGGACCGTACCGACCGTAACTACCACCAATTAGTGGCAGTTTTGACGGTAAACCGCCACCACTACCAGTGGCACGTGTCTGGGCGGCTTTTTTTGCACCTTCACTTGTGCCGGAGTCGGCAGAATCTAACCCGTGTTTCTTTCGGTCTGCTTTCAATTGGGCATATCGTTCTCGCCAGTCACCTTTAGGCGCTTGGTGAAATTCGCCTACGGTTCGACCAGATGGTGAAGTCCGATCCAGTTTTACCGGCGCTTCACGCCTGGCGTTTCCTTGACGGCCTGTTGGCCAACGTCGCGAGGCGGCAATGGAGTACGGTATCGAGGTCGGTTGTTCTAGACCGCCACCGCTTTTACGGGTTTGCCACGCCTTGCGGGCACCCTCAGAAGTACCGGCATCGCGGGTGGGGCCGCAATCGCGACCGCCGTTGGAGTCGCGGAAGTAACTGTCGACACTATTCACCATCTCAGTGTCCTCCGTAAGCGCGGCCTAACCTATTCATACGCGCTAACTCTTTTTCGGTCAGTGTTTCGCCGGCTTTATGGCGCTGGCGAAGTGACTGAAGTTCTTTTTTGAAATCCTCGCGGGCATAACCGGCGCGTTCTTTCTCGGCGGTCTCATACTCGCGCTCGCGTTCGGAGGGGGTCATTTGTTTGCGTTGGAAATAGGTCGGCATACCTTGCTGCAACTTTCCTTTGTTTCTTTTCGACGGCTCTTCGCCAGCGGCTTTAGCAAGCGATGACTGCGCGCGGGCCGGACCCTCGGTTGAGACCCGTTCCGCCGGACCCCTATTCTTCGGGATTACGCCGGGTTTCGGTTTTTCACCGATAGGTCCAACTTGTTGCGCCGTACCCCGTTGCGGCGCGGGGGGCGGCAACCGCGATAGGGTTTTACCGGAAGAAGTCTCGATCTGAGTGGTAGGCGGTTTATTCGGCGCTATCGACACCCCAGACGTAGTGAAATGCTTGCCGGCCTTACGTTTGCGCCAGGCTTTTTTGACACCTTCGCTAGTGCCCGCATCGCCTAAGGCATTACCGGCTAGCCCGCCGAACATCGGCATATTACGGCTATCCCGGTGTGCTTGGCGGTTTTGTCTCATTAACTGGATCATACGCGGGGTGCTTATCGGGTGGTTCTGCGCTATCTCCGCTAGGTGGTGAAGAAAGTTCACCATATCCCGGTAGCATTGCGGGTCGCACCCAACTGCATCGCGGAATAAGGCATCGCCGTGGTGGCGGGTTGCGCCTTCGCGTCGACCAGAACCGGTCAAATGCTGGAACGCCCGCAACGCGCCGCCGGCAAACTTAGCCCCGTGTTCTGCCATCAAGTGGTTAAGTAATTCTTCACCCGCATGGTGAGCGAAACCGGCAATGGTGCCAGTCGGGTCTCCGTGTAACGCGCCCGCCCCGATCATTAACGCGCGGGTTCCCAACCGACGCGCCCCTTGCCACTGTTCCGATGTCGGTTTCTGGCCTTTGCGCAATGAATTAAAGAAACCTCCGGTGTGTTTCAGGTTGTCGCCTTCCTCGCGGATATGCGACATCACCACATTCGGTATTGTTTGGGTGATATGTCGACCTAAAGTGATCCTCGGTTGGGAACCGCCGGCATGCGTATTCTTTGTAAGGAGTTCCATATCCTCCTTAGTGAAGTTGTGGGCCATTTGGCCCACCTTCTCGCGAGCGCGGGTCGCTAGCGTTTGTTTCGGTTGGGGCGCGGGTTGGGCTAAGGGGTGAACGCTACTACCGCCGCCGGAACCGAACTTGCCGCCTTCACCCCTAGGGTGTTTACTGGGGTCAAAGTGTCCGTGTAGCCCCAGTTCCTGATCGCCGGAACTTCCGCGAAACGGGATAGTGTAGTGGTAGTGACCGGCGGCATCCTGAGAAAACCGTTCGCCGAAACCGGCGACCCTTTCGATACCGGAAGTGGCGCGGTTTACCAGACCCGCGCCGACGCCCGCTATCTTACCGACGCCTTCCGCCGCGCCGCCACCGATATTGGGCAACTTCACCCCAGGCAATTTTGCCGAAGGCGCTTTAGGTGCCGACACCTTCGGGGGCGTCGGCGCTTTAGGTGCCTTCGCCGGCTGGGGGTTTATCGACCAACCCGCGCGGTCGCGGATACTGTAGTGATAGTGTGGCATTAGCGGAATGCACCGAATAAGTGAACCGTTATCAACACCACCGATATCCACGCCAACCAACTTGTTGCCCAGGTGTAGCTAGGCATTTGCGGGATCGGCAGTAATGAGAGGAACCACAAGAACAAGGTTACGACCAGAAGGATTTCGATAATCATAACGATCACCTTAGTTCAACTTCAGTTTCACCTTAGTGTCCTTGCGAAACTGTTCTATTGGCGGCTTGTACTGCGGCCAACATTCTTGGACCGCGCGGGCAATCTCGATTGCCGAAGGGTGTATGTTACGTTCCGAAAACTGACGCAACCAAATCAACAACTGGTTGTGTATCTCTCGGTCTTCCAAATCCTTGCGGGCGCATATGATAAACCGCGCCGTAGGGATCGCAAAGACGCCTAACGGCGGAAACTCATAACCGTGCTTTGCCTTGAAACTAGCGGCGTGATCCTTGACAATAAACTTCACCTGGTCAATAAGCGACTGGTCGAACTTCGCGAAGGTGTCCACAAACCGGGAAAGGGCGCGCGAAAGGTCGCGTAGACCTTCCTGAACCCGTTCGTCGTTATTCTCGAGGATCACGCCGGGTTATCCTTATAATACTCGGCTAAAGCGGCGGCGCTATCCGGACCCCAAAGCCCGTCGACACCGCTAGGCCCGACGGAGTACCCTCGCATCAACAACGCTAGTTGCATTTCTGAAGGTGAACGGATCGGAATTTGGGGTAACGGGTTTACCGGCGGCCAGTTCCCGCCACCTAACCAACCCTTTAAAGCATCAAGCGAAATTGCCGGGGCTAACCGGTCGCCGTCGATAGCGCCGACGCCGTCAATTTGAACTTGATCGGAAAACTGCCAGATAGCGTAATAGTTACGCCAGTCCGGGTTCGGTTCACCATTCCAAGGTGTCAGTTTTGATGTCGGGTTGTACTCGGGAAACCAACGCGGCCACTCGCCTATACGCGGGGTAGCGTTGCCGTTCGGCGGGTATAGCCCGTAATAAGCGAGTCCCTTGCGCTTCAATGCGGTTTCGTAATTGTTCATCCAGTTTTCGACGG